AAAGAAGCCATTGGATCGATGGAAGACGCTATGATCACCGAAGATCCATCAGTGAAGGAAAACAAGAGGATCGCGGCACAAGAGTCAGCGATCAAGACACTGTTGGACAAGGAGAAATCATTCCTTGACTCTATGAAGATACTGGGCGAGGACGCACTGGAGAAGAACCTGAGACAGGAGAGGGAGAAGATCGAGAAATTACAACACATAAGATCGGTTGATGTGGAGAACTACCAACAATACACTGATCTGATCAACAAGGTGGAAGAAGAGGCCGCCAAGGAGAGACAGAAGATCTACGAGGCCGAACAGAAGAAGAAGGATGACCTGCGTAGGAAGAACATCGAGATGTTCAAGCAGGGCAAATACAAGGAAGCCGACATAGAAGGCATAACGGCGGAAGAGAAGAAAGAGATAGCGATCAGCACAGCCAAATCAACCCTCGACATCCTGGCATCACAGAACAAGAAGTTCTTCGAACTACAGAAAGCGGTCAAGATCGCTGAAGCGATACAGAACACCTACCTGGGTGCCACCAAGGCATTCGCACAGGGCGGTATATTGGGATTCGTCACAGGGGCATTGGTCATAGCGGCAGGTATGGCACAGGTGGCCGCGATAAGGGGCCAGCAGTATCCGGGAAGGAAATTTGGTGGTCAGGCGATGGCCGGTGGCAGTTACATAGTTGGAGAGAATGGACCGGAGATATTCAGTCCCAGCACCACTGGTAGCATAGCCAACAACACGGCATCATTCGGCGAGAGCACGGATGGCGTCAATATCAATTTCAACATAACAACCAACGATGCTCGAGGCTTCGATGAATTATTGACCCAGAGACAGGATCTAATAATTACATTAGTCAATAGAGGATTAACAGAGAGAGGCAAACAGAGGTTAGTGTAATGGCAGGAACATTCCCAACAGCAGGTTTCACGGCATTGGACCTACAATCCAATTCCATATCAAGGGTTTCAGAATCAGTGTCGGGCAAGACACAGAGGATCAAACTGGGTGCCCAATTCTGGACATTCAAACTAAAATCACCACCACTTAACAGGACGGATTTCAACGCCCTGTATTCATTCATCGTCCAACAGGACGGGCAGTATGAATCATTCGTGGTCGTGCCACCGGTGATCTCATCGACCACGGGCACTATGTCAGGCACGGTGACCTGTAGCGAGAACACCAACGCCACCACAGGACCGGGTGCGGGATCCAAGAAGATAGCGATCACGGATGACGGATCGACGGCGACGGGCACACTGAAGAAGGGTGATGTCATCAAGTTCTCAAACCACGACAAGGTGTATATGGTCACGGAGGACTTCGAACTCAACGGGGACTCTTCCCTGGCGGAACTGGCCTTCTACCCACCACTGACGACGGCGGTTACGAGTTCAACCACAATTCAATACAATTCGGTGCCATTCACGGTGTTCTTCGATCGTGATGATCAGAAATACACACTACAGGCAGACGGATTTTACAGATATGAACTATCTGTGCGTGAGGATGTGTAATGGTGAAGAACATAGGTGCGGATCTGGCAAGGAGATTAGGCGACAAGCAGGTCTTCGTCGCTGACCTAATAGAACTACACTTCGCGACACCACTATATTTCACCACAACCAACATAGACCTCGCATATGATTCACCAACGGCACCAGAGTCTGGCGTCCAGAACTACCTGGCACAGGGCCTGTTCCTCAATTACGGCGACATCATAGAATCATCTGACGTCAGGGTCAATACCCTGGAACTACAATTCACGGCGGTGGATGCCACGATGGTGGCGGTGCTACTCAACAACGATTACATAGACAAGAGGGTGGTGCTATACCGTGCGGTGCTGAACGAAGATTACTCATTCACCAACGAGGACATCTACACCATATTCGATGGTAGGATAACTGGTTGGAACATCAGAGAAGAAACCAAGACCGCCAACGTGACACTCTCCATTGCGTCACAGTTCGCGGATTTCAACAGGACCAATGGACGTAGGACCAATCCTGCGAGTCAGAATCTACACTTCCCCAATGACAGGGGTATGGATTTCTCACCGCAGATAGTCAAGGACATAAGATGGGGGAGACCATAATGATAGAAGTCAAGAAGTTAAGCAAATACGACGTGGGTGCCGGCCTTATGCTGGCCACGGAGAGCATCGAGGACCTGAAGTTGAAGGACGATACCTTTGATCCGATGATGTTCAATTTCAAGATAAAGAATATGTTCGTCACACCGGGCGTGACGATGTTTGGCCTTTTCGAGAAGGAAGAGATGATAGGCTTCGTGGTGTTGAGCGATCAGCAGATGCTCTGGACCAGCCTCAAGAAGGTGTTCCTGGAGTTCCTATACTTCAAGAGGGGTTACAGGAGCGAGGAGAACGTGGAATACATCCTGGAACTATTGGAGAAGATGATGATAGAGGACGGCTACGAGAGCGTGATAGTGGGTGATGACAACCCATTCGTGCCACACGATCTGTTGGACAAGAGGAACTACAAGGTAACCAAGAGGATTTACGAGAAACACAATGCTTATTAGACCAATAACCAGAGAAGACGTGCCACAGTGCGTGGAGTTGGGCTACGAACAATTCGCGGCGTCAAGGTTCAACTACCTCAACTACGATCGTGAGAAGATACACACGCAGTTCCTGAACGCGGTGGATCATCCAAGCCGTAGGGCCTTCGTCATAGACAACGACGGCGAGTTGGTGGGCATAGTTGGCGTGTCATTGGAACAATTCGAATACAACTACGACACCTTCGCTATGGACCACTTCTACTACATCAAGCCCGAGCACAGGAAGGGACTACTGGCGATGAGGCTGTTCAAGGTGGCGGAGCAGTGGGCCAAGGAGAACAGGGCACTGGAGATACATTTCAATTTCGCGTTCAATGACGAGGGGCAGAGGATCGCAAACTTTATGGACCGACTGGGCTACGTGAAATACAACGAACATTACAAGAAATTATTAGTGATATGAAGATATACAAGAAATTAGTTTTTGACAAGGATGACAACCTCATAGAGGCGGAATCCTACGAGCACACTGGACCGGTCGCTGAATGTAAAGGCGGTGGTGGTGGAGGTGGTGGCTTCATCGGCAAGATATTCAGGGCGGTCACTGACATCGTTGGCAGTATTGTCAAGATATTCACATCACCTTTCGGACTGGATTACACGGTCCCAGACTACACACAACAATCTGACGAGAGCATACAGGGTGTCCTGCTCAACAAGGACTCTGGTATCTCGCCTGTGCCGGTGGTGTATGGAACGAGATTGGTTGGTGGTTCAAGGGTTTTCGTATCAACCACTGGTAGCAGTCAGGAATACCTATACGTGGCCTATGTGCTGTCCGAGGGGCAGATACAGGGCTATGATCAACTACTGATCGACGACATCGTGGTTCCACTGACCTCATTCGCACACGGCGTGGAGGCCAATGCCACAATAGGACCATACAACGCGGAGAATCGCCTGAAGGTCCAGTTCTTCGATGGCAGGGACAACCAAGTGGCATCTACACTACTGAAGGAAGCACCGGGCTGGACTGACAACCACAGATTACAGGGATTGGCATACCTGGCCTGTCGTTTCCGTTGGAAGAAGATCGAGACGCAGGACGACAGCGACAACAATCCTTGGCAGGGCGGCATACCCAACATCAAGGCACGTGTCCAGGGCAGGAAGATATTTGATCTCGTGTCAGGCTACACGCCCACTGACTATGGGTCACTGACCAGTTCCGAGGGCTACAGCATCAACACCGACCAGACGTTGGCCACCAAGGCCAAGACGTTCTCGGTGATCAACGGCTACCTGTTCGAGAACAGCACCCAGCCAAACACCATAAATTTTTCCAGTTCCAGCGATGAGGCCGAGGTCAAGATAACCCTCAACGCGGACCTACAGAGCAACAACAACAACTACGCGGACTACAGGTTCGGCATCGCCGTGCGTCGTAATGGTTCGATCTATAGGCCCAATGACGTGGGTTTCAATGGACCACTAAAGGTCATCAAGCAGTCGGACGGCGTGGTTGCGGACTCATATGAATACACGTTCAGTAATCTCACACAGGCGGACTCCTGGCAGTTCGAACCATCCTTCACACTGAGATCACGGTCCAGCACCATAACCGGCACTGGATCGATCACCGTGGAGGTCAAGACTCCGGAGTTCGAGGACCACGTGACCGCATACGCGGATGAACCCGTGAGTTTCAACAACAACCCGGCCAACGTGCTGTTGGATTACCTGAGGAACACCAGATACGGCAAGGGATTGGCCAATGAAGCCATAGACTACATCAGTTTCAGGAGGGCGGCCCTACAGTGTGACCAGACCGTGGCCTACACGGACACCAGCACCGGCAAGGCATTCACCTGCGATGCTGTGATCGCCACGGAGGCCAGCCTGATGAACAACACCAAACTACTACTATCCGGATTCAGGGGCATTATGCCCTACCAACAGGGCAAGTTCGTGCTCAAGATCGAGAACGCGGGCGATGACTCCGACATAGAGGCCATACCAAGTGATCCAGCGGTGGCATTCACGGCCACACAGGACAACATCGTGGGTGGGCTACAACTGGCGGGCGACAGCAAGGAGACCCGCTACAACCGTGCCCGTGTGACCTACGTGGATCCGGACTCGGACTACCAGCCCAACGAGGTCATCTACCCCGAGGACGGTTCAGCGGATGACACCGCGTTCCTGGCCGAGGACAACGGCACTCGTTTGGAGACAACATTATCATTGCCCACCGTGGCCAGCAGGGAACAGGCATTACAATACGCGGAGGTGTTCGTCAAGAGATCAAGGAACGCCAAGCAGATACAATTCGTGACCAATCTATCAGGATCCGATCTCGCGGTGGGAGACCTGTGCCGTGTGATCAGCAACAACATAGGGCTTGATGGCGTGTTCAGGATCACTGACATCAGGCTGACGTCAGAGGGTGGGCTACAGATAACCGGTTTCGAGCACCAGCCAACGGCCTACGTGATCAACGCCAAGTCGGCGGACATCACACGTCCCACACTGAACCTGCCCAATCCCTTGGACGTGGTGGAACCCACCGGGCTCACGGTCCAGTCTGGAACCGCGTTCAATTTGACCACCAACACCGGTGGCTACGTGGAGGAG